GCGATTGCTGGTCCGTAACTGATCGAGCATTCGAGCCTGTTGCTGAATGACAGGCTCGTTTTCATTCCAGACAAAAACAGGAGGTTACATTGGCTTTGAAATTCGCAGGTATCGCGTTTGTGTCGGTCGACGCGCAGCAGTATGCGCTGCGTGGCAATCTCACGGTGTCGCCGTCACCGGTCGAGCGCACCATGCTCGCCGGTCAGGATGGCGTGCACGGCTATCAGGAGCTGCCGAGAGTGCCTTACATCGAAGGCGACTTCTCGACGTTGCCGGGCTTCAGTCTGGAAACGCTGTTGACCCAGACCGATTCGACGGTGATTGCGCAGTGCGCCAATCAATACGAATACGTGCTGCACAATGCCGTCGTCAAAGGCGGCTTCGAAGCCAACACACGCGACGGTCAGGTGCGGGTACGTTGGGAAGGCGTCAATTGCGAGGAGATCGCGCTTTGATCTCTAGAAAAAGAGGGCAATTAAATGAACAAACCTGAACGCGAGGGCTTTGTCAAAAACGATCCGGTTGATGAGGCTGTCAAGCCAGTCAAGCCGGATAAGCCAGAGAAGGCAGAAGTTGCGGCTATCGAGGAAACACCGGTTGAGGTGGATGAACCGGAATGGCCGATGGTGATCAAGCTGCTGCACAAGCCGATCCAGAAGTCGCGTACCGAAGTCCTCAACGAGCTGTCGTTTCGCGAACCAACGGCAATGGACATCATTCGCTGCGGCGGCAATCCATGCCGGATCGAAGTCACCGAAGTGTCGGGCGGGCGGGTGATCTACAATCCGATCATCGACGACAAGAAAATGTTCGTGCTGATGGCCAACCTGTCGGGCCTGCTGGAACCGCAACTGCAAAAAATGGACCCGCGCGAGTATAATTCGTGCGCGTATCGGCTACGAAGTTTTTTTCTACCGGAGCAGGGGGTCTGGTAGACGAGGGCATCGAGCCCGACTCCGATGAAGTGATCCTCAATTGCTATCGACTGGCTGATCGCTACAAGCAGAATCCAGCGGTGTTTCTGGAGATGCCGCTATCGGCTGTCGATTCCCACATCAGGTACACGGTCAAGCTGATTATAGCGCAACGCGCGGCGCAGGCGCGCCGTGACGACGACGGATAAAAGGTGACCCGTGGAGGGATGTGTCGGGGTTCTGGTTTCGTCGCTGGTGCTGCTGCACTCGCCATCGGGGCGTGAAGTTCGGATCAACCCGCAAGCGGTGGTGACGATGCACGCAGCCATACCCGGCGTGGAAAACCAGCACATCACCAGCAAGGCGAAATGCGCGATCCACACCAGTGACGGCAAATTCACAGCGGTGATTGAGACCTGCGAGATGGTGTGCGAGGCGTTTTTAAAACCACAATGAGCGATCGATAGATGCCGGACCGTGAAGAACTTACGCTGGTCGTGACGCTGGATGATCAGGCGAGTGCGAAGCTTGCCAATCTGAAAACCCAGCTAAGCGAATTAAGCAAGATGCCAGCCATCGGTGGGATGGGACCGCAAAGCGAGACCGCCAGCAGGGGCCTCAAGAATCTGACCAGTGAATTGAGCAGTTTTGCAACCCGTGCCGGAGTCATCAGCGGTGTCGTCAGCGGCGTCACCACTGAACTCGTTAAAATGGGCAAGGAAATCATCGAACGCGCCACCGACATCAACAAGCTGGCGCTGGAGATGAATGCGCTGTCGGTGACGGCTTCCCGGATGTGGACATCGGCGGCACAGTTGCAGTCCAATTTGCGTGGCTGGCGTGAAATGGGTGTTCCAATAGAAAAGGCGGCGCAGGAACTCGGAAATTTCAATGATGCGATGGCCGATCTGTCGCTGGTCAACAGCCGGGTGCGCAGCAGCCTGCTGAGCGGCGGGTTCATGGAAATTCCCAAGATGCTGGAGACCTTGGAAAAGAGCGATCTGGCCAAGACGCCGCAGCAGCAGATCAAGGTCTGGGCGGATGCCTCGAAAGAAGTGCGTAAATTCTGGACCGAGATATCCAGTCCGGAGCAAGCCGCGAAAATGGAAAGGCAATTTTTAAAGCAGTTCGGCGCCGAAGACCTTGATCGAATCCGAAGGGCGCAGCGTGAGATCGCGGCCGGAGAACAGATGCTGTTTGCCGCGCGTGATGTAGCGGCTGCAGAACATGTCAAAGTAAATGCACAGATTCAAGATGGCTACGACGACATCGCCGAAGCACTGGGCGGCATCATCATCAATCTTGATAACGCCGTTGGCATCTCACGTATCTGGGCCGGAATAGTTGGCGGTATCGGGACTTTTTTCAAGGATATTTCGATCGGGGCGCCGCCGCCGACGAGTAAATCAGGCAAGAAACCGCCGCGAACTTTTAGCGATTCGTTTTTTAACTTTTTTGGTCCGTCAGCCGCAGACAAGGCTGCCGCTGAAAAGGAAGCTAGGGAAAATGGTGAATCTGGTGAAGCAGCGCCGCTGAGATTTGGCGGCGGCAGTTTTGGTGGCGGCGGCAAATGGGATAGCAGCGGTTTCACCAAAAGCGGCAATGCGTTCTGGCAGAACCTGCGCGGTCGCAGTGACGCCAACATCGAAGACCGTCGCGGGCTCGATGACAACACCGAACAGACCAAGTCGCTGACCGACGAGATCAGAACCCTTAATGAAAACATCACCAATCCGCTGCCGGGACGCGGCGGCGTCGCACCACCGGGCAGCATGGCCGCGTCGCTTGGAATCAACGACATCGGTGGTCGGGGCGGAGGCGGTGCTGCCAGCGGCGGCGGAGGCGGTGCCAGCGGTAGCTGGGGCGGTGGCAGCAGTGGTGGAGGCGGAGGTGGCGGCGGCGGTGCCAGCGGCGGCTGGAGTCCGGGCGGCGCAGATATCGGTGGTGGTGCGACCGGGGGTGGTGCGCCACCGTCCGATGTGTTGCGAGAAGCCGAGAAGGTCGCGCATAACGGTCCTGATGCCGTGGGGGCCTTCATGGCGTCACAGGGATATCCGAAAAATGGCGCGTGGTGCGGCGAGTTCGCTGCCAGCGTCATCAAGAAATCGGGCGGCACGCCGCCGAAAAATCCGGCGGTTGCGAGCAACTGGCGTAATTTCGGCGAACAGGTTTATGATCCGCAGCCCGGCGACATCGCGGTGCGCAAACCGGAATTTCACGGGCGTCTCGGCACCGGCCGAACAGGTGATACCGGCAGTCATGTCACCATCGTCGAGGGAGTCGATCCCAAAACCGGGAGGTTTACCGGCATCGGCGGCAATCAGGGCGCGCTGGTCAATCCGAATTTCAGGCAATCCCAGTACGATTATTTCCGGGCCAAGCAGGCGACGGGCGCAGATACAACGGCGCTATCTGGTGATGGTGGTGGTGGCGGTGGCGCCAGCAATTTCCTTGCGGGCAAGCGCATGGGGTTCAGGAGCGAACTGGAAAATCATGAGACGCGAAAACTGCTGGGCGCGGTCGTCAGTTCCGAGAATCCCGGCGCCGGTTCGGCGGTGGTCGAAAGTCTGATGAATCGTACCGAGCTGGTGAACGAGTCGCGCGCGAAAAGAGGGTTGGGGCCGGTCAGTCTGCGTGACATGATTCTTGGTCACGGCGGCAAGAGTTTCTATGGGCCGATTCGAACCGGCGCGATCAACAGCCATTTGGCGCGGATGAACGATCCTGCCTATGCGGCGCAGATGAACGCGCGCATCGATGCGGCATTGGCCGGTGCCAACACCATTCAAAGCTATACCGATCAGGGCAGCGCAGGCGATCCGAATTACATCAAGGGCGGCGTCGGCGTTAATATCAACCGTGAGCGATTCAATGACTGGGGTTACGCCGGATCACGGGAGTGGCGCGAACGGCGTCAGCGGGATATCGCAGCGGCCGGTGGCACGAGAGGCGGCGGCGGGAATCAGTCAATGGGGCTTTGGACCGGACAGACCGCGCCGGGATCGCACTATGGCGGTCAAGGCGGTTTGAATTCAGCTCTGCTTGCAAGTAGTGAAGCCAAGCGACGCATGGGTTTTGTTTATGATCCAGACACCGGCTCGCCGCTGCGCCAGTTTGATCCATT